ATCCTTCTGCGACATCTACGAATTTTACGACATTGACAAAAAGACAATGTGCGTATTCTCTGACAGTGGTGGAGACAAGTTCCTTGTTAAGCCCACAGAGATTCCGTTTGCTTTCGGACATCCGTTTACGATGTTGCGCAACTATGACATCCCTGGATACTTCTATCCAATGGGTGAACTAGAAGCCATTGAGCCACTGCAGTACGAACTTAACGAGACTCGTACTCAGATGATGAATCACCGTAAGCGTTACAGCCGTAAGTACTTGTACAAGGAAAACGCCTTTGATGACTTTGGTCGTAACGCCCTCGCTTCTGATGAGGACAACGCCATGGTTCCCGTTAAGGGCGATGAGAACCTCGGCAATGTGGTTGCACCAATGCCCGCCTTAATTAACCCACCTGACTTCTACAACCAGTCAAGTCTTATCATTAGCGACATTGACCGTGTGTCAGGATTGTCGGATTACCAGCGTGGTGTTCTACCAGAAATTAAGCGTACCGCTACCGAAGCATCAATCCTTCAGGGTGTGGCTGACTCTCGTGCAGCAGAAAAACTGACCCTTATTGAAAAGGGAATCGCCAAGGTTGCATTCCGTCTTATCAAGTTGGCCCAGCAATTCATGACCGAAGAGCAAGTTGTTCGTGTCGTTGATAAGAGGGGCGCTTGGTCGTGGGTTCAGTTTGACCGTGACTACATTGACGGTGAGTTTGACTTCAATGTTGAGGCTGGCTCAACGGTTCCTCAGAATGAGGGATTCCGTCGTCAGCGTGCCCTACAGTTGGTAGACGCAATGGCTCCGTTCGCTCAGGCTGGTGTCGTTAAACTTGAGGCACTTGCCAAGATTGTTCTTGAGCAGGGTTTTGGAATCAAGGATGCAGACGCTTACCTAAACATTCCCGAGCAGCCCATGGCACCAGCACAAGCACCGGCACAGCCTCCAGTACAGCCTCCTATGCCTCCTGAGGTTCCAGCCGAAATGCCTCCTATGCCACCAGAAATGGGCGGTCTACCTGCGGGAATGCCTCCCGAACTAGCAGGTATGTTGCCTCCTGAACTGGCTGGGATGATGGGTCCCGAAATGGCTGGACCAGCACCAATGGCTTTGCCACCCGAACTGGCACAAATCCCTGGGGCTGACCAATTGCCGCCCGAACTTCTCCTTTCAATGCCTCCTGAATTGCTCCAAGCAATCATTGAAAAGGGTGGTTTTACGCCTGAGGTTATTGCCGTCCTACAGCAAAATGGTCTTCTCTAACCAAGAATGGTAATAAAACCGACACATATATAGAGAGAACATACTCTCACTCAGAACAACCTACGAAGGAGAGGATTCATGAGCGAAGAATTTATTAATACAACTGATACAGAAGTAGACCTTCCCCTTGACGAGGATGCAACCTTTGATGGACAAGATGAGTTTACGGATGGAGAAGCAGTTGAAACCGAATTTGAGGAAACTCAGCCCGAGTACTTTGACCCCACGGACTACGCAAATAAAACCGTAATCCTCAAGGTTGATGGTCAAGAGGTTGCAGTTCCCTTAAGTGAGGCTCTTGCTGGTTACCAGCGTCAAGCCGATTATACACGGAAGACACAGGAACTCAGTAAGCAGCGGGAAGGTGTTCAGGTTGCCGAGGCGCTTCAAGAGGCGCTGGCTCGTGACCCAATGGGCACAATCTCACTGCTACAGCAACACTACGGCGTTAGCGCACAAGATGTCCAAGCCGAAGAGGACGACATCTGGGTTGACCCACTAGTGAAAGAATTGAATGAAATTAAGGCCTGGAAAGCGGAACTTGAATACAAGAACACCCTTCAACAGGTTGAAAAGGAAATTCTAACTCTTGAAGCAAAGTACGGCGAAGACTTCAACCGTGACGAAGTAATTGCCAGAGCACTAGCATCAGGCTCTACCGATTTGGAGCAAACCTTTAAACTTATCCAGTTTGACAAGGTTTACGCCGAGCGGGCTACAGCGAAGAAACAGGTCGCTGATACCACGAAGCGTACAACAGCCAAAAAGGCAGCCCAAGTAGTCTCAGGTGGTACAAGTCAGAAGCCATCATCGTCCGATGCTTCACCTCCCAAATCCGTATTTGAGGCCTTTGAGAAAGCATCAAGGGACCTCGGACTTTAAAATTCATCAAGGAGATGATTCAAAATGGCGAATCCCAACGCATCGTTTGACGACCTACTGTCAACTACCCTTAAAAACTACCGCACTACCCTTGTAGACAACATCTTCAAGGCAACTGTGGTCCTTAACCACCTCAACGAGCGCGGTCGCGTTGTCGTTGAAACCGGCGGTTACTCAATCGTTGAACCCATCCTGTGGGACACCAACGGTACTGCCGGTGTGTACGCCGAGTACGCCACCATTCCCCTGACTCCTCAGGACGGAATCAGCGCTGCCGAGTACGCATGGAAGAACCTTGCAGCCTCAATCGCAATCAGCGGTCCCGAGGAAGCCAAGAACCGTGGCAAGGAAGCCGTTATCAAACTGCTCAATGCCCGTATCATGCAGGCTGAAATGTCTTTGAAGAAGGTCCTCAACGACCAGATTCTTGACGGCTCTGGCGCTGGCAACAACCTCTTCGGTTTGGATGTCATCGCTGCTACTGCAAACAACACCGTTGGTGGAATTGACTCCACCTCCTACACTTGGTGGAACCCCCAGATTGACTCAAGCACCACCACGCTTGACCTGGACACCATGGCTGCCCTGTACAACGACTGCTCCAACGGCACTGATGTCCCTGACCTCATCGTCGCCAAGCAGACCCAGTACCAGAACTTTGAAGGTCTCTTGACCAACCAGGTTCGTTACCAGGATGTTGCCAAGGCCAATGCTGGCTTCCAGAACCTCATGTTCAAGCAGACTCCTGTCGTGTTTGACAAGGCTCTTGAGGACCTCAGCACCACTGGTGACATGTTCTTCCTGAACAGCAAGTACCTCAAGTTGACTGGTATGTCGGACCACTGGTTTGAGACCACCGACTTCCAGCGTGGAACTGTCAACGGTGTTGACGCCCGCTATGCCCTCATCTTGGCATACGGCGCACTCACCTGCAGCAACCGCAGCCGTCAGGGAGCCTTCACCGCTCTTACCTGATAGGTAGGGTTTTTACCCGACAAGCAACAGGTTTCGCTGGCATCGGACTCGCTTTTCCTTCGGGCGGTGTCTGGTGCCAGCGATTCTGTTTATACCAAAAAAGTAATAAAACTGCTCTATATATAGAAGGAGTTCACACATGAGCAACATTCAGCAAATAGCACCCTACGGTTCAGCGGTTGGAAGTCAAGTTCCTCAAGGAATTGAACCAGTATGGGGAAGTAAGGGTGAGAAAGTTACCGCCTACTCACAGGTCACAGATATACCAGGAACTAGAGTCGCACCACCCAGCGGAGTTCCTTATGTAGCAAAAACTAAGCGATGCGCATGGAACGACTACAAGTGTCAAGGCGCAAAGTTTAGTGAAACCGAATTGTGCTTCGGTCACTTTCAACGATTCCTCAAGGGTCGCACCAGCGAACTTAAGGGCGACGAGTTGTCAAGACTTGAACTTGAGCGTCCTCGGTATGAGGAGATTGAACGCAAGCGTCTTGAAGACAAGGCGCAAAAGAAGGAAGAACATTGGGCAGAGCATGGCCCCAAAGACCAAGCCACCCCAAATACTGAAGAAAACGAAACTCCCGAGGTAACAGATGCCCCTTAATATCACTCAGATTGAAAACTTAGTTGAGGCTATTACTGACCTTCAAGTTGGTAATGACCCGTCTGATGATGTTCCCTCTAATCTTGTAAACGCTTTTATTGAAGAAGCCTACCAGCGAATCTTTACGCTGAATACCAAGTGGCCTTGGTACCAAACTATTTACGAACTCAACACAACCGCTAACCAACGCTCCTATACAACAGGATTTACCCAGATTGCGACTACAGCAACTGGCACCAGTGTTGGTTCAGACTTTGCTGATATTCGTGAAATTATTAGTGCAACCAACGAAAGTAATGGCGGAAACCAACTTATTTACATTGATGACTTCCTTGCACAAAAGTACTGGAATGGCACTGCAGATACACCTGGTAACCCCATTTACTTCTCCATGTGGGCTGGAGAACTTCGCCTTTGGCCCAAGCCCGATAGCGTCTACACAATAAACATTCGTGGATTCCGTCAACCCAGTTATGCGTGGTTAACAAACCCTGGACTTACCGTTGATATCAACGATGAGTTCCACATAATGATTGTTAACTTCGTTGCCTCTCGCTGCTACCAGTTCCAAGAGGACCCTGAGATGGCTGCTGTATACATGAATCACTTTGACCAAGGTGCTGCTTTGGCTCGTCAGAACATCACACATCCCAGCAACAACCAGCCAATGGTTCTTTCTGGCGGATTGCAGTACGGCTTCTTCCCTGGCTGGAATGGTATGCCAACTTATAGAAGCCAGAACATTTGGTGGGGATAAAGCATGGCTCGTGCTATCGCTTACTCATTAGCCAATGACTTCACTGGTGGTTTGAACCTTCGTGCTGACCAATTTCAGTTGGCACCAAACGAATCACCGTCATTGCTTAATGTTGAAATTGACCCTCGTGGCGGAATGTTCTCACGGGGAGGCTATCGTTTCCTGAACTCTAGCCCCGTGAGTGCTGCCGAGTGGAACCCTAAAAGCATGTATAACTTTAGGGGTGACAACGCTGCAATCATGTTATCAACAGGTTATATTGCCTCTACACCTGGCGAAGTTCACTACTCTACCGGCGGCAACTTCTCACGCTTGAACCTGAGTTCCGGCGTACTCAATGTTACTAATGAAAACGGTGCATCATTTACTCAATGGGAACAGACGCTATATTTTGTAGGCGGATACTCTAATATCAATGCTTATAAGTGGGAGTACGGCGACCCATACGCCACAACCCTGACTGCATCTGGCCCCACATGGCAACAGTATGAACTACCTGTGGGTGGCTTCATGCCTCGCGCAAACATCTGCAAAGTACATGCTAATAAGATGTTCGTTGCTGGAACCTACGAGGATGGCACTTATTACCCCAACCGTCTGCGTTGGTCTCACGAAGGTCGTCCAGAAGACTGGTTTGACCAAGACTACATTGACATCAACGCTGGTGGAGAAGGAATCCGTGGAATTGAAATCGTTGAAGGTCAACTATTAATCTTCAAACAAAAAGCAGTTTACCTGCTCATGGGTTACGATGTTGAGAACTTCCAACTTGTTGAAATTTCTCCAATCCATGGTATTGATTATCCTCAGCAGGCTTGCGCTGGAGACGGTGGTGTTTACTTCTTTGACTGGCCCAAGGGTCTGTACTTCTACAACAGAAACGGATTACAGGACATCTTCCTGAGAATCAATCCCATTATTGCTAACGACCTAGTTAACACTGATGCCCTAGACCAAATTACCTGTTCTTTTGTCAACTCACGCCTATGGCTATCAATGCCATACAACCCCGACATTGATGCCGTTGCACCTGATTACGCCGCAGTTAACTTTATCTTTGACCAATCAATCGGTAAGTACGGCGCTTATACAATGTTTCGTTCATCTGACGGTTACGCACTTGTAACTGGAACGGATTGGCGCAGTGGTAATGATGAACAATTCCATATTATGTGTCACGCCAGAAAAGACACACCACTTTCTCCTGGCGATGAACAAATTCCTTTTGTTTATTCTATTGACGACTACAATTACTCACATGACGAAGAGTACGACTCCACTGAAAGTCCTACCATCTTTGAAGTTGAATTCCCTTCGTATTATCGCACATCATGGTTTTATGAAGACCGATATGTGCAACAGAAGTCTTTCGTGCGCCCTAACTATGTAGTCAAAGAAGTTGATGCAAACACTGAAATTAGAGTAAGTGTTTACTATGACTTTAATGATGAAACAATTGGACGCACAAGCCTTATCGGCGTCTACCCAGTAAGTAATGGTGCTATCTTTGGAGACCCGTCATACGAATATGATGACACCGGGTCAGTGTTCGGTGAAAGCACAGTTGCCCCAACCCTATATAAAGGGGCAAGACTTGGTAGATGCAATGCAATTCAGTTGGAATTTGAAGGCCCATCAGACCAGTTCACCCAAGAACCTGGACGCAAATGGGGAATCAACTCCATTGCTTACAAATTTAAGAGACGCAATATCAAAGGATAGCACATGGCAACTTTTAACATTCCCAATATATTTAGTACAGGACAGGTCATTGAGTCTGCTCCCCAAAACGCAAACTGGGTGGCAATTAAAGCATTTGTTGAGGGAATCTCAACGGGCGCAAACCTTGATGCATCGTCAATTAGTACTGCAAAGATTCAAGATGGTGCGGTTACCGGCACAAAGATAGCAACTGGTACCATTACCGATACAAATATCCTCAACGGCACAATCACACTACAGAAACTGGCTGCGTCGCTTCAGGCGTATCTAGTACCTGCTGGAACAATTAGTGCAACAATTCGTAGCACCGCCGACACTGGCTGGATTCTCCTAGATGGTACACCAGTAGCAAACGCACAGAGCCTTTATCCATCGCTTTGGGCAGTTGTCCCTGCATCATGGCAGTCTGGTTCAACCCTACTGATTCCCAACATGGCAGACAAGATGCTTGAAGGCGTTGGTGCGACACTTAGAGGCATAACTGGTGGTTCTAACTCAATCACCTTGGCTGAGGCGAACCTACCTGCCCACTTCCACACAGTTAACCCGCCATCTACTTCACTCGCGCTATCTGACCCTGGCCACTTCCACGGTCCCGATGGTCAGAAGTTCTTCGTTAGTCAGGTGAATAACCCGCCAGTACAAAGCCAATACGCAAGTGCAACCGCACTTTACAATGTTGATTACTATGGCTCAAACATCACCAAGACTGATACGAAGACCACAGGAATTACTGGGTCGGTTGACATTGCCGAGTTCAACTCAGGTTCAGTTGGCTCGGCTACCACAATCAACAGCACAAACGCACACTTGGCTGTGAATTTCCAGATAAAGGCGCACTGACATGGTATACGACCCATCAAGATTTGAAGCAAGAAGGAGAGGAATCTCATCACAGTATGCTGCTGAATCAGCGATGAATGAATATGCTCGTTTCCTCGCTCAACAGCGCGGGTCACGACAACTGGGTGAGTTCCAACGCAATGTGACTCAAGCGGTGCCAAAGTATGGTCGCACCTACGGCAAGCGTGGTCTTTATGGTCAGGGTGTTAACTCTGGAATCTTTGGTCAGGCACTTTCCACATTCGGTGAAGAGTCGGCTCGCCAAAGGTCACAACTTGAAAGCGACATCTATCAACAGCAACGACAGTACGAACTTCAGGGTGCAGGTTATCTAGCCAATTACGAAAGAGCATTGGCTGACCTTGAGGGAGAAAAGGCAAGATTAATCGGGGATACCGCAACCGGTCTTCTTAATTTAGGATGAGGTAAAAATTATGGCACTTTACAATTACAAACCCAGAACAGTTGCAACGGCACCAAGAGCACCTCGTGTTATGCCTACAGTTGCTGCTCCGGCTCCAAGGACTACCCCTGCTCCAGCAGAAGTAGGTGACAACAACGACGAAACACGACCGCCATTTGGATTTAGCAGTTGGGAAGAGTTTTATGCCTCACTTTCCGGAGGCAGAAGTGGTGGTGGTAGTGGGACATTTACTGGTGAAACCACCCCACAACGATATGCTCGTGAAGCACAGACACGAGGCGCAGAACAGCAGGCTAAATTCCTTACCGACTACCTTGGTACTATTCCTAACCAATATCAGGGACTTATTGGTGGAGTTGGTCAAGCGTTTGCACCAGCACGAGAAGCCGCACAAACCTCTTACCAAACAGCATTAGAACAACTTGGTGGTCGCCGTACCCAAGCAGAAACGCTTGCTGGTCAAGGACAAACGGCATTGCAGACATACCTACAGCAGAACGCTCAACGAGCATATGCCCAAATTCCACAGGCTGCAGCAACAGGAGCAACAACTGATGCAGTTGCCCGTTACGCACAGTCAATTGGTGTACCCGTTGCATCTATGGCTAGTGCAGCACAGGCTGGAGCAGACTTGGAACGCGGTGCCGTTGGTTCATACAACAGGCTTCTCAGTAACCTGCAAGCATCTGAAGCAGCACAACAGGCTTCTCGCTTGGCTGAACTAGAGATGTTGCGTAATGTTCAGAGTGCTGGTATTCAGCAACTATACGGGGCTGGTTCGCAGCAACTTGAAGCACAGCGTCAGGCTGCACTCAATCAAATTGCAATGCAGGAATCTGCCAAGATACTTGCGTTCCAAGAAGCACAAGCAGCAGAAGAGCGTAGACTGCGGGATGCCCTTGCATCACTGTATGGCACTGGCAATCTTACTTATGCTGGTATGCCTACATCAAGTGGTCAGGTTCTTCCAAACTTGTCTGGCGTTGACTGGGCTGCTTTGGGACGGCTAATGGGAGGACGCTGATGGCACCTAGATTACCGCGTGGTTTTGAGGATGACTTCGCTACTCCTCTAACTCAAGATGAGGCAACATTCGTTGCACAAGTTATGGCTTGGGCGCTTAGTAAGAACAAGCGTATTGACGCACAGAACTGGCTTGATTTGCCGGAAGTTACTGGCACCAAAGAAGAGTACGATGCCCTTATTGCAAAAGAGCCTAATCTTAATTCATTTTTGAAAACTACCGCTCCAGACCTATCATTCTATAACGCGTACTATGACAAGAACGAAAAAACCATTCTTGACAAGGTTGCTAATGATAAGGGTCTTACTGCCACCGAGGCTGCTGCGGTACTTGCAAATGACATTGGCAATGGGAAAACTACAGAAGAAGTTATTGATTTGATTGTCAACAATCCAAACACATTTAAAACTGTTAAAAACTCAAAGTTTGCATCATTTGATGACTACGCAGAATTTGCATCCACATTGATTGACCAAGCAGAAACAGCCAAAGTGAATTTTCAGGATGCCACTGATGCTTGGCAGAGGGATGTTGACAAGTTTGTGTATGACCCATATAAGAGTGCTGGAGTAAATGTACCCTCACCAACGGCAACTTATGCCCCCAGTGCGTCATTCCCCAAGGTCAGAACACAATCAGGGCAAACGGTTGAATTGAGAAGCACTCCAAGTGACGACGCCATTCAATTGGCTGTTGCAAAAGAAATCTACAAGACATATGGCCCACAAATGGGATTTGTTGCACCCGATAGCGTCATCAACGCACAGGCACCATCAACAACGGTTTCAGATACACAAATGTCCGGTCAACCTTCAGGAATGCCACCGTCACAACCAATGACAGAACTAGACAGACGAGTTGCACAACAAAAGGCACAAGTAGCAAGAGAATTTGGACAATTGGGTTTGTCCGGTAACTATGGTTTGGGCGCTGGTCCAATGTCTAGAGTGGTAACACCGTCAGTGGCATCAACGCCTGCTACACAGCCTGGACCTTCTCGTCCCGTGGTTACATCTACCAAAGCAGTACCGGCAATAGACAATCGCCGTAAAGCACTAATGAAAATCCTTTCAGCAAAACAGCAAGGAATCCTATAATGCCCCCTGGAAAAAGACCTGTTAAGCCAATTGTCCCAGCACCAAAGCGTCGTTTGCCAGTTGGTGAAGGAACACCTCCAGTAACAACACCTCCAGTAACAACACCCCCGGCAACAACGACGCCTCCGAATCAGTCTGCTGCAGATATTTTACGGAATAAGGCTCCCCAAACAGGCGTTCCCTATGATATGGGTACAGAAATTGACATTGAAGAGCAGCGCCTAATTGCTGCAGCAAACCGAGTTAAAGAACTTGGTGGAAGTCTTCCAGCGGGAGAAGGACCAGAAGTAAAGGTGCCAGAAACGGTTCCATCAACAGAACCTAATTATGGACCCTTCTACAAGGGTGTTGGACCATTGGGCCAAATATTATTTATTGACCCAATCACCGGCAAAGAAGTCATGTATGACCCCGAAACAGGAGTTGTTCCCGGTCAAGAACAGTTTGGTCCGGCTCGTGACTGGTATGAGGGTTTACTTCAAAGTCCAAATGTAAGTGCTGGTGATAAAATACGCATCACCAAGTATCTTGCTGATAGTGACAAGAATAAGGGAACTCTCACTGCTTCACAACTCGGATTACCTAGTGGTAAGGGCTTCAAATCAGTAGGAGCACAGTTCCTCACTAATCCGTTGTCTTTGTGGGGCATGGCGGGAAGAAGCGGAATTGCCCTTGGTTCGGAACTTGTTGAAGCACTTCCCTTTGTTGAAGGTGAGTTTAGCGGAAAAGATTTATCTAACAAAATCCAAGACCCAACATACGGTTTTGGTTCAGAGGTTTCTCCATTTGATAACAATACCACATGGGGTAAATGGGCGAACCGCGTTATTGGTGGCGCTGGCGATGTAATTCTTGACCCAACTAACCTATTGTTCCCTGGTGGCGGTTTGATTGCCAATGTAGCAGAAAGTGGCGCAAAGTTAGCAATTGCCAAAAGCACAAGCCAAATCCTTGAACAGGGAGCAAAGGGCGTCTTTAAACAAGGTGCGGAAGCAGCGCTCAAATCTGCTGGAATTGATGATATTGCCATTGATTCACTGAGGCAGGCAGATATTGCAGTCAAGAACGCCAGTGTTGATGTCGCCAAAGCCATTGCATCGGGAGACAGCGTTGCACAAAAGTCGGCAAGGGAACTGCTTGAACTAGCAGAAGAAGAGTTTGCTGATGCTGCATTGAATATTAGCAAGGTAGCAACGATTGGTAGAAAGGGAACAATTACAGCAGGTCAATCAAAGGCTGCCAGAATTGTTGCTGCTGAACAAGAAAGAGTATTAGCATTTGGAGCCAGAGCCGCTGCAGAAGAAGCACTAAATGTTGCTAAGGCTTCTGGTAATCGCTCCGCTATTGCAACTGCACAACAGGCTGTTGATGCAGCCAATAGGACACTTGGTCAAAAGATAGAAGCATTGCGTAGCCTTGGATATGTGCAAAAGGGTAGTCAAATACCACGCAAGTGGGGTGAATCCTCACGAATCGCTTTGGCAAATACTGTTAAGCGTGTACGCGCTACAGCATTGCGTGATGCCGGGAACCTAACCCTTGACCCAGCACTACGACAGTCAGCAAAAGCAGTAGCCGATGCATTGACGGATGATGTCATTGCGTCAGTAGCACAAAAGGGTTATGCAGCAATCCGTGGTGAAGTCGCAGAAGCACTTGGTGCCAAGGGCGGATTCCGCATTGGTACAAACCGTTTACTTGGCGGTCGTTCAGTAGCCTTTACACCAGTTAGTGGTACGGCACGAGCATTGGGAGTAGATGTACAATCACGAGTGTTGTCTAACTTCCTTGGTGAAAGACTGTCGGATACTCGTATTGCTTTGACCAACCTTCTTGGCGACAAGTTCATGAGAACAATTACTCCTGTTGTGCGCAGTGGTCCTTTTGACCCAGAGATGATTCTGAGCATGCGTACTGCATTGCGTCAAGGCAAGGTAAAAGGCGCAGAAGCAATCAATTATCTAAATGTCATTGGACTAAACGACGCCATTATTCGTCAACGAACAATTGCAACCACAGCAGCCAATAAACTATTCAATGAGGCTACTCGTGGTGTTCGTGGACCCGAAGGCAAGTCTGTTATTAAGTTCCTCACGACACCAGAATCAGAATGGACAAGAGTTCTTGGTGTACAACCAACAGCCCGTCAAATGGAAATTATTACACGGGCACGACAAGCGTTGGATGCTGCGTATAACGAAGCAAACACTATGCATCGGGCACTCGGTAATACCGAAGACCTTCCTCGTATGACATCGTACTTCCCCCTTTCGCAAACACGCATTTTCTCCGACTGGACTACACGCAACTCACAAGATGCTTTGGCTATTGCTAAGGCAATTGATGTCAAGATTGATGACCCAACATGGATTGCTACGAACTTCATGGAGCGTACATTGGTGCCAGGAAAGATGTTCTTTGGGCGTCAGTTGACGGCAGAGGATTTGATGGGTGGCCCTGCACGGTTAAACCAAATTGCTAATGAAGCGGTTGGACCCAATGGCAAGAGACTTGTACCAAAGGGCATTAAGGTATTTGAAGAAGAGTATGTCCCTGCCTTGGCATCATACTTCCAGCGTCACGCTCGCTACATCGGGTTTGGTCAGGCTGTGTTGGATGCAACGGGTCGCAAATCACCTTACCTTGATACCTTCCGCCGTGCTGCGTCTACGCAAAGATTGTCGTCGGTAGAAGACATCAGAAATGTTTATGATGAGGTTGACAAACTGGCTGATACGGTTCAGATTTATCTCACCACAGCGTCAATGAAAGACTTTGGACAAACAGAACTTGACGAAATCCTTGAAAGCCTTCTTGATATTGAGGTTCAAGTAAGAAATCTTGCGTCAAACCCTAATCTGACACAGGTTACAGATGAATTTATTGATGGCGTGCGTGAAGTGCGTGAATACATTGAAGTAGTTTCTAGGGACATTGCAAGTGGTGATTACCCCGCAAATCTAACGCCCTTGGCAGTACAGGAACTACAACTATACGCTGATTCAATGTTGCAGGCAATAACGGGAGCGCGCACCACATTGCCTTCTGTTGCAGCAAAGCAATGGAAGAATGCTGTAACTATGGCCGAAGATGGTTTCCGTGCATTGAACTACCAGACAATCCCTAATATTACTGCTCGTGAAGAAGTAGCAGAGATGCTGACTAATATCCAGAAATTGGCTCAACCCGATGTTCGTGGTGCTCTCATTTCCGTTGTTGATACCTACCAGCAAATGTGGAAAAACTGGACATTGGCGACACCTGGTTATGTCCGTAGAAACGCTTTCTCTGACGGATTCCAGTTGCTAACTGCTGGCGTTAATCTTAAGGCAGCGAAGACTATCGTCAAGCAATGGCAGGAATACATTGATAGTGGTTTGCCGATTGAGGAGTTTGCACTACGCGCAATCAAGAACCCAACGGAACGCCGTTTGTTTATTGAGGCGGCGTCAACAATCCCTGAAGGAATCTTCAGACAGCAATTACCCACTCGTCTTCCAAATGAAGATGTTCCGTTTACTGAGCGTATGCTTGGTTATGGCATCAAGGCAGCAACTGGAACTCGCATGGGTTCACGCGGTCAAACTGGTGAAGTTGCAGGAGAAATACCAGTTCTTGGTTTTGGTAGTCCGGGAATTACTGGTCAAGCAGCGTCAGGAAGAATCCCCGTTCTTGGTCGCTTTGGTATTGGCGGACAAAGTAAGGCACTAGCCAGGGCTTCAACAGTTGCCGGTATTATTCCTGGAACAATCAGAGGATGGGCTGGAACTATCTCTGATGCTCAGCGTGTCATTCTTACATATGACGGACTTGCAAAAGGTTTGACTATTGAGGAAGCAGTTAACCG